AAGATATATAGGTGTGACTACTTGTAAATTATCAACACGACTTGCAAGACACGTTTATGATGGAAAACATAATACTGGTACCCATAAACGATACTGGATAAAAACTCTTTTGGATAATAAATTAAGACCTAAAATTCAATTATTAGAAATTACAACAAAAGAAAACTGGGAAGAGAGGGAAAAATATTATATAAAAACACTCTCAAATTTAACAAATACACATGAGGGGGGAGTAGGTATTATCTTAGACAGAAAGGAAGACTCTATACAGAGGTCAGCCGCAGCTAAATATATCCCAATCGTTCAGTTAGATTTAGATGGAAATTTTATTAAATATTGGGAATCTGGTAGTGTTGCTAGTACTATTTTAAACATCTCCAGAACAAGTATAAATAATGTCCTACATTATTCATCTGCTACAGCTGGGGGATTTAGATGGGTATATAAAAAGGACTATGATAATAACGTACATATTCTTAAAGAGATCGGAGTGCCTTCTTTTTCTTATACAATAATTGAAGAAAGTTCTGGAAGAATTTGGAAAAGTATAAGGCAGTTATCCTTAGAATTAAAAGTCAGTCACTTATCTATAAAAAAATACATTGATAATGGATTACCTTATAAAGGTAGTCTATACAAAATTAAGATATAGTCTAATCTATTATGAAAATAATAGTAATACAATAAATATACTAGTTATATATTTATAAAATATTGTATTAAAATGGATGGAAATCCATAATTACCTTATTGGAACAGAGAACTCTAAAGTCTACAAGAATAATACCTATGATAAATTATTAGGACTATCTGCTACTATAGATAATTCTCTTTTATCAGAGTTGAATAAAATAGCTCCTATCTGCTATTCTATGGATTTAGATACAGCAGTAGAATTAGGATTAGTTAGTAACTACACCATCTTTACTATAGGAGTTGATTTAACTCCTGATGAGAGAAGAATTTACACAGATTTATCCAATAAGATAGACTATGCTTACCAAAACTTTAACAGACATTCTTGGAAGAATATCTCTACTAGAAAAGAATTATTGTATAAAGCATCTAATAAGTTTAAAGTACTAGAAGAGATAGTGGATATATTTAATAATAAATATGGGGCTATCTTTTCTATGACTAAACAAGAGGCTGATACTGTTCAAGAAATGCTGTCTGGTAAATGTGTATCACATCACTCAGGATTAAGTAAAAAGAAGAGGATAGACAATCTTAAACAATTTTCTGATGGTAGAACTAAGAAAACTATTTTATCATCAGCTAAGACCTTAGATGAAGGTGTAACTTTACCAAGAATTAGTTTTGCAATTATCTTAGCCAGTTCTAGTAAGGCTAGACAGGTTCTTCAGAGAGTCGGAAGAACAATTCGTATAGCTGAAGGCAAGGATAGAGCTTACATTATTAGACTATATGTTAAAAACTCTAAAGAAGAGAAATGGGTTACAAATAGTCAAAATAAACTAAACTGTATAGAAGTAAATTCTATTGCAGAGTTAAAAACATTAATCAAATGAGTGTAACTATTGAAGAGGTAGGATTTTATCTCTCTAAAGCTATAGAAGAGTTTAAAATTCCTACTAACACTACATATGAAGAATTAGCTAAGATTTTAATTACTGAGTATAAACTAGATATAGAAGTTGATAGTATCAAACGATATTATCAATCTTCTAGTTTAGATATACCATCAGAATTTGAATCTAGAGCTATTGAGTATCAAATTAAAACTTATTATTAAAAATAAATATGAATGATGAATTAGACAAAACAGAAGAGCTTTTTAGAGCTTTACAACAAGAAGTTGAAGGTAAGAAACCTACTTCTGAGATTAAATATGCTATTCAGGGGAGCTCTGAGAATGGGGAAAATATAATAAAATATTTTACAGATAGAGGTGCAAAAAATCTTAGTGATTACGAAGGAACAGTATTTAACGCTTATTACTATGTTATTAATAATATAATTAAGGCTACTGAGGATTTTGGAGACCTACCAAAAGATTATACTACTATAATATATTCAGATTTACTTAAAACAAATTCTCAACCAATAGCCCCTATTAAACAAGTGTACTTTAAAGGAACACATAATGTTCAACAAAGAAAAGCTTTAATTAGTTATTTAGAATCTTTAGGATTTAGTAATTCAAGAGAGCTTGAAGGATATGGAGTAAGTGAATATTATTATGGAGATATTGATGGAGAGATTAACTCTAATTATTTACCCCCTGCAGGATACTCAGAAATCACTTATTTTGATATTAAAAAACCAGGTTGTCCTAACTGTCTAGAAGAAGGTTTTGAATTAGTTGAAGCTTTTAATGGGACTAAATGTTGTGAAGACTGTATAGATGATTATGAGGAAAATTATGAATGTAACTGTTGTGGAGAACTATCTAGTGATTTAGACTCAAGTGGCTACTGCTCTTCATGTTTTAATGATGATGAAGAGGAGGAAGAATCTGAAGAAGATTTTACAATAGCTCCTACAGGAACATCCTTAGCTGAATTAGAGGATTTATATCATCTAATTAGTACTCCAAGTAAAGAGAAAGTAAATATTACCAATTTGGTAACTAAATTACCAATGAAAAGAAGAAAATAAAATCACCAAACAAATAAATAAAAATTAATTATTAACATTTAAATTAAATTAAAATGGCAAAAACACAAGTAAATGAAACAGCAGCAGTAAGACCTAGTAAATCAAAAAAATATCAAGATTTAATCTTCCCAGATGAAAAACAATCTAAAAATGCTGAAAAACAAGAGGCTATAGAAGATGCAGAAGCTAATATCTATAATGCTATAGTAAATGCTAAAAAGAATGTGAGAACTTCTCAAAAAACATATGATATTGCAACTAGAACTGTACCATTTGATGCAGCTAGAACTCTAGAAGCTAAATATGAATTAGAGAATGCTTCAACTGTATTAGCTGATTTAGAGGCTCTTAAAGAAGAATTATTCTAAGAAAGTATTTAACCTATTAGACTTCATAGAAAAGAGTAATTAGATTAGCTAACAAATTTGGTGATTTAATATAACTAACCTAATTACTCTTATTTTTCAATAGTATAACAATTATTTAGTACTTTTATTTTTATTAATTTAATAGAGATGAAAACTAAAGAAAAGTACGTATGCCAAGAATGTTTTGGTGCTAGAGATATATATAATGGAGAAGAGTACATTAAATGTACTACTTGCGAAGGAGAAGGAGAAACTACTCTAGCTAAAAATCAAGCCTTCTTATTAAGTATACAAATTATTGAAGAAGACTCTATAGAGATCTAATTAAAACTATTAAAAATGGAAGTTAATCTAAAACCTTTTCCAAAGGTAGAAATAGATACTTCTACTTTATTTAACCAAGGCTTAACGCCCGATCTTTACCTACTTCTGTATTCTAAGTATTACTCAAGTACTTATGAAGCTCCTGAGCTGTTACTCAGATTTCATCTAAATGAAACCTCTTTATCTTATTTAGAGAATGAAGGTTATATTAAGATAACTGATAATAGATTTGAATTAAGGGATAAAGCTAACCAGCTTTTTAATCCTTCTACATCTGATCAGATGTTTTATGAGCTTTTATCTATGTTCCCAATGAAAGTCCCTGGGAGTACTGGAGCATATAGAATACTAAGACCTAAAGACCCAACTGCTACTCTTAACCAAACAGCTAAGAGGAAATATTTGAGTATAATCAAAGGAAATAAACCTCTGCATGATAGGATAATTAAAGCACTATCTAATGAATTAGATAATAGAAGAAACTCTAATAGTTTTACCTATATGCAGAATTTTACAACTTGGTTAAACCAAAGAACTTGGGAAATGTATGAGGGAGTAGAAAATGAGATTAAAACAGAGAGAACTGAGAGTCTATGAGTAGTTTAAAACAACGAGTTCAAGAGGGTGTATCTGGTAAGTATGTTGGACTAGCAAATGGATTTAAAGATTTAAACAAAGTATTATTTGGAGTACAAAGAAAATGTTATACCTTAATAGGAGGACAGTCTGGTACTTATAAAACTACTTTGTTAGACTTTATATTCCTAAATGCTATCCAAGATGCTAGAGCTAAGAATATTCCTATAGATGTTTTTTATTATTCTTTTGAAATAGATAAGCTCAGTAAACAATGTAATTGGTTATCTCAACTAGTCTATAACACTTATGGAAAAGTTATTCCTCCTGAGAAAATAAAAGGTCTCGGAGGTAATAAAATGACACCTGATGAGGTAGAGATGGTAAATTCATTAATACCAGAATTAGAAGAATTATTTGCTAGTATCAATTTTGTATTTGATATAACAAATCCTACTGGTATTTATAATGATATCTTTAAACATTGTTCTAAATTAGGAGACTTTACTTATTCTCCATATACTGATGAAGCTGGAAATGAGAAAAAAAGAATAGAATCTTTTAAATTTAGAGAGGATAGATATGTATTAGTAGGCGTAGATCATATAGTTCTCAGTAAGAAAGAGAGGGGGTATACTACTAAGGAAAACATAGATAAGCTCTCTGAATATATGTTATCCCTCAGGAATATCTTTGGGATATCACCATTTTTAATTCAGCAGTTCAATATGGGTATGAGTGCAGTAGATAGGCAAAAGTTTAAAGGAGTGGATTTATCTCCAGCTCAGTCTGACTTTAAGGATTCCACAAACCCCTATCAGGATAAAAGACAAATATTATGTAATTAAAATTTGTTATTTAATATAATTTATGTAAATTTGCATAATGATAGCAAATAAATACACAAAAGAGTCCTTTATGATTTTATATCAACAAGGACTAAATGATACTAAGATAGCAAATGTTTTAGGAGTTACTAGCAAAACAATTCAATCTTTTAGAACAAAGCTTAAATTACCAGTTATTACTTTTAATTATGAACCTACAGATTTTCAAAAATCTGTATTAATAGGGACATTATTAGGAGATGGACATTTAAGAAAAAATAAAGATTGTAGTAATGTTAGTGGTTCCATAGGACATGGTAAAACACAAGAACTATACTCTAAGTATAAATATTATATTTTAAAAGAATTATGTCAATCTGAACCTAAGCTTTATAAAAATAAAGTTGCAGATAAAAGAAATGGTGTTTTTTATGAAATGTGGAGTATTTATTTTAGAAGTAATAGTAGTTTAAATTGGTTTTATCAAAATTTATATAAAGAGGGTAAAAAAATAATAACAAAAGAAATATTAAAAGATTTTAATGAGATCTCATTAGCATTTTTATTTATGGATGATGGGTATAAGGCAAGTTCAGGGGGATATTATATAGCAACTATGTGTTTTGAGAAAGAACATATACAATTACTAGTTAATAGACTTTTAGAATTTAATATTCAATGTTCCGTTGATAAATATAGTAGAATTTATATTAGTGCTAAATCTCAGCAAGTATTTAATAGTTTAATTGGTAAGTATTTAATACCTTCTATGATGTATAAATTACATAATTTCACAGTCCTGAATAAACAGGAAGAATTGCTGGAAACTCCTACTCTTGAGAGACAGAAAGAGGACAATCAGCAGCCGAGCTTAGAAAGTAATTTCTTTGAAGGTTCAACGACTAACAGCCGAATCCAAACAAGTAATGTTGAGGATAGTAATGCTGACACGAGCATCCTGCCTATTAAAGTAACAGCGAGTATACTAGGTACAAAGGTATCTTATATACCTGAACTTTAATAGTGATGATATAGTCTGAACAATATAGTAATATATTGAAATATAAGATAAAGAACTTATATATTAACAATAATAGTGTGATGTGGCATTAGGTATTATTAATCCATACAAACTAGACATGGATACATATCTAGGGTATACAATAGGTAAATTTAAAGATAGGTTTATAGCTCTAAAGGTAATAAAGAATAGATTATCTAAGGATAATGTAGCTAAAGGACTTTTGGCTCAACCTGAGACAGGTAGTTTTTTAGAACTACCAAATGCAACAGTAATCAACTATGCTGATTATGAAATACGTTAAATTAAATAAATAGAATGGAATTACCAAAAATACCTTCCACGCCTATCACTAAGAATGCTCAATTTATGATTATTTTCTCTAAACCTAAAGCAGGTAAAACTACCGCTATTAGTAAGTTAGAGAATAACCTAATTATAGATTTAGAGGAAGGTAGTGATTTTGTAGGAGGTTTAAAAGTAAAAGCAAATAATCTAACAGAGTTATCTGAGATTAGAAAAGCTTTACAAGAAGAAGCATCTAAGGGGTTTAAGTACGACTATATAACTATAGATACTGCTACTGCTTTAGAAGACATTGTTAATCCTTTAGCTATTAAATTATACCAAAATACTCCTATGGGTGTAAATTATGGTAAAAAGGCTGGGGAAGATGATGTTAAAAAGTTACCAAATGGTGCTGGATACTTGTATAGTAGAGAAGCTTTCCTACAAGTAGTAGATGGTTTTAAACCATTAGTAGGAAAATGCTTAATCTTACTAGGACACGTAGCTGATAAAATGGTTAATAAGAATGGGGAAGAAATTTCTGAAATGTCTTTAGACCTTACAGGTAAGCTAGGTAGAATAGTATATTCTAGAGCAGATGCTATTGGATATTTGTATAGAGATAAGGACAAGTGTATCTTAAACTTCAATGGAGGAGGAGATGCTATTATAGAGGCTAGACCTACCCATTTAGCAGGTCAGACTATTGTTCTTACAGAGAAAAATGAAAAAGGGGAATTAATCTCACATTGGGATAAAATCTTTATTAATTAATAATTTAAAAATTTAAAAAAGTATGTTTAATACACAAGGAACAGACACTACAGAAAGAGCAGGAGTAAGTAAATTTATTTCTCCAGGAGTTCATGTATGTAAAATTAAAAATGTAGAATATTTCACCTCATCAGGTCAGGGAACTCCAGGTCTTAAGATGATTCTAGAGACTAAACCTGTAGAAGGTTTATTAGATGATGCAGGTAATAAGGTCGGACAAACTGCTGATCACACTATGTGGTTATCAGAAAAAGCTTGGTCTTATACTAACTCTAAAGGTAATGAGGGTGGTACTAAAGTTAATTTAGCTATTATTGCTGATAAATTAGGTGTAAGAACTGAGTTAGATGCAATTAGTGCTAGTACTCCAGAGGAGTATGTTAAAGCTGTTGCAGCTTTATTTAAAGGTAAAACTGCTAGATTTGCATTTGGAGGTCAAGAAATAGTTCCTAGTGATCCAGAAAAGAAAGTATGGGTTAAATCTGAACTATTGAATTTCAAATTCATTGAGAGTTTAGTAGATGTTCCAAATGATGCTGATACTAAGTTATCATATGACCCATCAAATGCTTACCATTATAAGAAAGCTGAAGTAACTTCTAGAGAAGTTCTAGATGCTCCTGCAACTCCTGCTGATGGAGACGCACCATGGTAGGATAAAAGTTATTTATTAACTAAGAGGAGTCTTTTATAGGCTCCTCTTTTATTTTAAAATATGTATTCCACAAAAGGATATACTGAACTTACTAAAGAGTTTATATTAAGTAGAGCGTCAGAATATGATATTTTTAAATATTACTTACCTAATTTCACTGAAATAGGAAGATCTTTTTGTAGTTCTCTAAGAGATGATAAACACCCTAGTTGTAGTATTAAAGATTATGGAGATGGCTTGATATACAAAGACTTTGCTACTGGAGAGAAATATACTCCTATAAGATTAGTAGAGGCTAAATATTCATGTGATTTTCTAACTGCTTTAGGTATTATAGCAAGAGATTTTAATCTAATAAATACTCCTATTCAACAAAGATTAGTTGAAACTCAAGTAAACAGAGTTCCTAATATAATAGATAAAGAAAAGAGAGTTATTAATGTTAAAATTAGAGAATGGAATAAAGGGTTAGACTATGACTATTGGAATAATTATGGTATAAAACTCTCTAGTTTACAAAGATTTAAAGTATTTCCTATTTCAGAATTCTGGATTAAAAATTATAATTTTAAATGTAAGTTACCTACATATGCCTATTATTTTGGAGAAGGTAAGTTTAAAATTATGAGTCCTTTAGAGGATAGGTCTAAGAAATGGTATGGAAATACAGATCATTCAGATTTACAGGGTTGGAACCAACTTCCTGAGTCTGGAGATTTATTGATAATAACGTCTAGTCTAAAAGATGTGATGTTATTATACCAATTAGGGTACACAGCAGTAGCCCCCCAAGCAGAGACTGATATTTTACCTAAAGAGAGAATACTAGAATTAGAGTCTAGGTTTTCTCAATTATTGATTTTCTATGATAATGATGGGATGTTTCATCCCCCATTAGGAACAGCAGGTAAAGGTAAAGAAGCTGCTAGAAAGAATTCAGAGTTATATAATATTCCTACAATATTTCTTCCAGATGATGAAGAAAAAGATATTTCAGATTATTATAAAGCTAATGGATTAGAAAAAACAGAAACTATTATGAAGAGACTATTAAATGAGTAATGTTCAAGTTAGTTTTTTTATCCCTGGAAATACTCCAAGTCTGAAGAATAGTAAAATAAAAACATCGAAAGGAATATTTCCTTCAAAGACTGTTACTAAGTATCTAAGATCCTTTAATATCCTATCTTTTTCTTCTAGTAGGAAAGAAGTAGTTTACAAGAGGAACCAAGAAAAGCTCTTTTATGATGCTTTCTATGCTTACTTTCTAGAATTTGATAGAGAGAAGCCTATTATAGCACAATTTCATTTTGTTAGAGGCAGTAGACATAAATTTGATTTTAATAATGCAAATCAAATTATAGCAGATTTATTTTCTGCTCATGACTTTATAGAAGATGATAACATGGACTATTTTATTCCCTCTCCTTTTAAGGTAAAAGGGAATTGGTATAGCTATGATGCTAATAATCCTGGAGTATGGGTTAAATTAAAACAAGAGTAATCAATCAATCAATTATTATTAATTATTAAAACCATTAAAAATGAGAATTAAATTATTTTTATCACAAACACAAGAAATGAAAGAAGTTGAAGGAAGTTTTACAACCTTCGGAGAATTAAAAGAAAAGTTAACAGAATTAGGAATTACTACATCTGGTATGAAAGCCACTATTAGAGAAACTAAAATGTCTATAGAAGATGATAGTGCATTATTACCTATACAAAAAGGTACTGACTTGCATGGTAATCCTAATGGATTTGACTTTACATTATTTTTGAACCCTGTGCAGACAAAAGCTGGAAAACAAAACTAGTCCTCAAAGATATAATTATGTCAGACGTAATTAGTATAGAAGAGGGGGAACAAATAGTTCCTCCTCTTTCTTTAGAACAAGAAATAGCTCTCACTAATGGGGAGTATTTAAATTTAATAACAGGGTGGATAAAAGAATTTCAGATAGGTACCTCTAGCTCTGTCCCTGATCTTCCATTTTAAAATATAAATAATATGTCGACAATTAAAGAAAATATTATTGCTCTATTAGAGCACCATTACCCAAATGCTTATGATATTCAGGAGACAGATATGGGAGTATATATATACATTAAATGGGAAGAATTTACTATTAGTAATAGTGGGAATGATACACATGTTATAAGAGATTTTTTTATTAGAATAAGATGTAATGAATCATATAGAGTTCAAGGGCTTGATGGAGCCAGAGCTACTATAAGTTTGAAAGAAATTCAATCTCTCTATATGCACTCCCACTGTGCCTCTACTAGAGCAGGAGAGTTTCAAAAAATGTGTACAGGTAATACTATATTAACAGACCTAATGGTTATGTTATCAAGTTCAGAGTTTTGTATGGAGTTATTTGAGATGTTTCTAGTACAATTAGACTTATATGTAAGATGGGAAAGTTTAGAAGGAGGTCCCTATAAAAGAATAAGTAATATAAATTATACTTCTACAAGTGATTTAACTCTTAATAATATTAATTCTAGAGCACTATTTCAGAGTCCGATAGGAAAAGAAGTTCTTAATATTATAGCTCCTTTTATAAAATTAGAGGAAATAGATAGTAAGTTTGGAAGAACTTACCAAATAGAGTTTAATACTAAGGTTGAGAGAATTTTAGGAGTTTTATTTGAATCTAATCCTGCACTTGGAGGTATTTTAGGGATTCCAGATGCTTACCCTCTCTTAGAAATTAAAAATGAAGATACTGAGGAGTATTTTGAATATTCTCCAAATCTTACTTCATATTTAACTAGAAAAACCGAATATTTAAAGAAAAAAGAGGAATTTAATTCTAGAGGAAGTTTTTTAAATTTTAGGGGGGAGGCTATATATATAAAAATCTTAGAGGAAGGCTGGGAGAGACCTTTTGAAGAGGTTGAAGAACAAAGAGCAAATGGGGTGGAGGTATTAAATTTTAATATCACTAACTCTTTAATAATCGAATTAAATAAACAAATTTCACAATTTATTAAAATTAAATTATATGAGTCTTACAGAGACAAAGTTAACACAACAGCAGAAAACTCTGCTATTACCTCTTAGGAATATTACAGGACTAGTTAATGTACCAGTTTTAAAGCTATCTCCTAAGTTTTTAGCTCAAATTGCATATTACCATCATAAATCAGGAAACATTGAATGGAGTGGTCCATTAATGTATTCTAGAGAAGGTGTTTCTAATTTAGAGGATTTACTTATACAAGGAGAGAATAAAACTATGGAATTAACCGTTCATGAGATTTTATTAGCTGATATAGGAACATCTGGATATACTTCTTATACATTAGATGATCAAGAAATTCAAGGAAGAGTTATGGATTATCAAATGGAAGGTATGCACATGGGGTTATGCCACACGCATTAATATAGTGGTGCAGCTAACTAGAAATAGTTAGTAAAAAATATTGGATGAATTGTCTGGAACGGATTTAATAAAGTCCCAATCAGCAGCTAAGCTTTAGTTTAAATGACTAAAGAAAGTTCAACGACTAGAGATTGAAACTAAACTAACAAGTTTAGAACATAATATCTCCACGAGCGTCCAACACCTTAACTCTCTTTATAGGGAAAAGGTGATGATATAGTCTGAACTTGCATTAATTTATTATAAGTAGGATGGGATAATCTAGTAATTAGTTTATCAAATTTTCTACTTAAGAAAAAATTTAAGTTATTATAACATTTTAAAAATCTTATAATATCTTCTTTACGATTAATATGTAATACATAGGTTTTATTATAACTAAGCCTAGTATTAATATTTAGATGAGCCCTGAAAGCTTCTAATAGTTCCTTTGTTCCTCTCATCGTACATGAGATTGAATGTGATGGATACCAATTATTAGTACCAGTTTTTATTTTACCATTTGGTAAATAAACAGAGCCATCTCCGTCAAAATACCCTACAATAAAAGAATCTCTATATTTATAAGGAATTTTTCCTAGTATATTTATAAGAGTTTTACTTTTATTAGTAGTAACACCTAGTTTAATCAAATCGTCATACATTTGTTTATTCCCTAAGTGTAATCTCACGCATGGTTTAGAGATATAGATTTTATTATTAATATTTAAAGATCGAGGTTTAATTTCTCGCAAGGGGACATTAGACCCAATATGTTCTTTAAAGTTTTCTAATATAATTCTATCAGATTCCGTTAGTTGAATACCTATAACCTTACTAGGGTTATTTACTAGGTATCCATCTGCACATATGAATCCTAACCAGTATGCCTTCATGTAACTATCAATAGTCTGAAAATAATCAGGCTTAGTAATAGGATACGTTCTAGAGAAGTCATATCCTAATTTAGTTTTAATATAGCAGGATGTAGAGGTTTTATTTAAATTTAGTTTTTGAGCTATTTCAAAGGGTCTAAATCCCTTTGATATTAGATTCTGAATCTCTGATTTAAACTTTGATGGTACCATAATAATAGTTTATGGTAAAAGTAAGAAATTTTTTCTTGAAATGCAAGAAATAACATAATTAAAAAAGTTATGATAACAAATAGCACAACATGAAGACCTTCTTCTCAGGTACCGATAATGAAGAACTACAAGAGAATACCCCTAATCATAAAATGTATTTATCTCTTATTGTTAATTTCTCTGATGGGGGCTCATATTCAGCAAGAATATGTTCAGTAAATACTGAGAAAATAACTTTATCAGAAGCTTTAAAAGGTAAAAATATTACATCTGAGCAAACATTAGATTTAGATAATATCTTTATTGAGAATAAAGTTATAGATTATATTGACTTAAATATTCAATATGATTTAGATGAACTTAGTATAGAGAGATACTCTAGAATAGTAGACGCTAAACAAGCTGTTAAAAATATTCGTACAGAGTCTAATTTCTCTCCTATGTATAATAAATATTTAGAGAGAGATTTTACCTCTAGATTTGGGAATATAGCTAACAGAGGATTAGCTATGACTAGAGGTAAATTACTAGATTTTATATTCTATTTAACTACTGTAGACTTTGATGTTAAATCTAAAGACATTGATATGAAAGCTTTACATAAAGCTTTTACTGAGGTTGAAGATTATAATAAAGTTAATTTAGATATTGTAGAAGGGAACTTCTGTAATATCCCTGACTATGTTATAGAAATGGTTTGGGGGGATGATAAACCTGGATTTGCAGTAGATGAGGATCAGATACTAGAAGTCATGGAAGAAGCTCAAACAATAGTGAAAAAAGAATTCTCTAAGTATAAGAAAATTAATTCTATATTTAAAGATGCAGTTAAATATTGGAAGGATCAGGCAGCTCTTGTAAATGAAGATGACGCCCTTAATCCTTTTGATTATATAAATCAATTACAATTATGGGATTAATATGGAAAATACAAGTTTAAATTTAGTAGCACCTGATGAATTATCAGAGTTACTAGAAAATAATAGTAATAATAAAAACTCTAGAACTGTTAGATTCTCAGATGCCCCCTGGTATATACCTGGATTACCAATCTTGGTAGGAGGGGCTGGGGCAATCGGGTCATGGTTGACACTATATTTAGCTAGACAAGATGCTAAACTATATGTCTACGATTTTGATACTATAGATTTAACAAATATGGGCGGACAATTATATAATAGCAGTAGTTTAAATACCTTGAAAGTAGAAGCTTTAGATGATATTATATTTAATTTTACCAATAACCAAATAGAACCTATTAGAGAGAAGTATACTGAAGAATCTATGGGAAATCCCATAGTATTTTCAGCTTTTGATAATATGGAAGCTAGAAAGGTTATGTTTGAAAAATGGGTAAAAGATTTTGCTACTAATCCAAAGTTTGAAAAGAAAGCTTGTATCTACATTGACGGAAGGCTCCTTGCAGAATCTGGTAAAGTATTCGCTGTAACTAGATCTAACTATGAGAAATATAGAGATTATCTATACCAAGATGCAGATATAAAAGATCAACCCTGTTCTTTTAAAACTACTAGCCATAGTGCTGGTATTATAGCAGGTCTTATGACATCTGTTTTCAATAACTACATTACTAATGTTAAACTAAACATGAATGTGAGGGATGTTCCATTTCTATTGGAATATGAATTACCTATCATGACATTTGAATCTATTTAAATATGAGAAGTATATTAGATAATGAATGTTTTTTACTTGGAAATGAACATCTCTATACGGAAAATACTTCTCCAAATTATTTGAAATCTTCATCAGATTATTTTCCAGTGACTCAGAATTTAGCCCCAGATTTTAAACATAAATGGAATATGTTGGGAAAAAGACACGCCTATAATACACAGATTATGGATGCACTTCGTCAGGAACTTCTTTCTCAGTACAAGACAGGTAGTGAAATAATTAAATTAGCATATGATGTTCTAGATACTTTAACTGTTAATGAGGATTTAGGAAAGTTTCAGCATCTAGATCGTTGCTATTTTTACAGGGGATACTCACACATATTTACTGAATACATTAGACACCTAGGTAAACTATCTACTATAGACGGAACTATAACAGGAAACTCTTATAGTTGCCACTATAGACATAGAGTAAATAATATTAATAAAATACTTTATATGTTAGTCTTAAAGAAGGAATATCTTCAATACTACAACCAATGTTTAGTATTAAATAAGCAGCCTAGACCTGAAATATTTAAACTCTTAGTTACAAAAGATTTTGATATAGTCAGATCTAGTCTTCCTAGGATTAGAAAGAATTATAGAAAGTATGTAAAGAATCACTATTTATCATTAGGTGTAGAAATTGAAGAAGTAGATGATATTTTTGATTATTTATTTACTAAATTTAAAATCACAGGGAGTACTCCAGGGGAGTTAGAAAAAAATAAAATACAATTTTTTAAAGATTTAATTACAACACTATGACAAAAACATTAAGAATATCAGAAATCCTAACTGATTTAGAAAATGGATATACTAGAACTACTACATCTTCAGGATATGATTCTACCATTGGTAGTATTGAAGAGAAATATGAGTTAAGTAAAACACAAGTTTTAGAGTTATTTAAACATCCTAAATTATTCAAGAAAAGAACTATAATCAAAAAAGATTTAGGTTTTGTTATTGAAGATGATTTAGAAGTTGTAGATAACTTTAATAGTAATGCGGAAACTTCAAGTGAGCAAGAAAGTGAAGTTGAGAGAGAAGAAGTCATCTATGCAAATGATACTGATGGTGGAATCTCTGACGAGCAGATTGAGACAGTAGAAGAAGAGGTTTCTGAAAATCCTTTTGAGTTTTCATAAGATTTCCGCAGATAACCAGGGTAAGATTTTCTTATCCTGGTTTTATATTAAATAATTAAAAAATGAATGAAAAAATATTATTATTAGATGCAGACAGTTTAATTTATATATGTTCCTGTAAAGATACTTTACCTGAATGTATAGAAGAGTTTGATAAGAGATTTAAAGGTATTTTAAAGGCTACTGAAGTAACCTCTTATTTAGGATTTATTACTTTACCCCAGAACTTTAGGTATACAATAGCAGATGACTATAAGGCTAATAGAAGCTCTTCTAAAGCCCCTAAATGGTTAAAGGCTCTTAAGGAATATACTAAAGAGGAATATGGATTTTATGGTATTCAAGGATTAGAAGCAGATGATTTAGTAGGTTTAGCTAAAACTCATTTCAATAATTTAAATATTGAATCAGTTATAGGAGCTATTGATAAAGATGTTTTAAAGCAAATTCCTGGTATCCATTTTAACTATCAGTTAGATAAAGATACTCTAGATTTTAAAGGCTGGGTAACGACTACTGGAAAAGAAGCATTAGAATTCTTATTTTTACAGAGTATCACTGGGGATAGTGTAGATGGTATTAAAGGATTGAGTGGGTATGGACCTGTTAAAACTTTAGCTTATTTAAATAGTAAAGAGTGTGTAGACTTTGAAGATTATTTTTCTGCATGTATAGTTAAATACTCAGAGGTATATAAGAATTATATATTTGGATTTAAAGAGTTTTCTAAACAATTTAGATTGATTTATATTCTAAGAACTTCAGATGATCTATTGTTTGAACTTGGCTATAAAGATTTATCTTTTATTCCTATAGATTTACTTCAATCTACTAGTAATAATAAAGTTGAATGGTAATTAATAATTAAACTTAGAAATTTGAATACAGTAATCACATTAAATGATACACAAGCTATAACTCTTAAAGCAGTAAGTGCTAGAGAAGTAGCAGTTCAAATTCCTAGTGTAATGACAATTAAAACTCAAAAAGATTCTAAAAATAAAATAACTAAGCTCCTAATTGAAGATTGGGAACTTAGCGTTGGAGATATAGTTTATCTAAACTCTCCAGTAGGACATGGCAAGTTGCCATTTAAAGTAAATTACATTGAGATAAATCCTAGTGCTTTATTTAGATTCTCACTACTTTGTACTAAACTTACAAAGACTAGTAAGTATCTAATGCCACTATTATTTCAACCTGGTGTATTTGAAAGTAGAACCTCTATGTTATGGGAAACAAATTTTATAAATTGTTATACAGGAATTAGAGAAGAGGGTTACATGAAACATCTATACCTAGTGTATAGATTTTCTGGAGACACTCGATATACAACTTTTGAGAGTAAGCTCTTAAAACACCCACTATTTAGTAGGAGAATAGATTTAGATAAATATCATGTAATGTATGTCTTTGAGATAACACAAGATGATTTATATGAATACTATTGTTTTATTACAGGTAAATATTCTAAAATGACAGAAGTCTTTAAACAAAAGATTTTGAAGTTTTCAATCAATCCTGCAGTAACTCCTGCATCATCAATACCTAATCATCCAATTTATGGGGTTCTTTATAAAACCCCTATAAGAAAAAAATACATTGAGGAGTATGTTGATTCCTATGTCCCAGAGGACTTAGATCTAGACAGTATTCCTAGTGAGGATGAGGAGACCTATTTTGGTGATATAGAAATACATAATCAAGAACAGAAAACAGATGAGTTTTAGATTAAAAGAATTATTTGGAGAGGGGTGGTACAATCTTTTAGAGAGTACCTTATCCTCTCCAAATTTTAATGAATTAGGAACCTTTATTGCGTCTAGAAGAAAAGCTTTTAATGTCGAAGTATATCCATCACAGGAGAATATTTTTAGAGCATTTAGAGAAACTCCTCTAGAGGAATTAAAGGTAGTTCTGATCGGACAAGATCCCTTTTATACTCCAGGACTAGCAATAGGACTGGCGTTTGGGGTTCCCGATCAAGTGAAATTACCACCTTCTTTAGTTAATATATTAAAGGAAGTGGAAGATGATATTTATAATGGATTAGATCTTCATTATGATCCTTCATTAGAAAAATGGGCTACACAAGGAGTACTACTACTTAATACTGCTTTAACTGTTGAAAGGAATAAACCAGAAAGTCATACTAACCAGTGGAAATTCTTTACTCATGGAGTTCTAGAAGCATTAAGTAAACAAGATAATATAATTTATGTTTTATGGGGAAATCATGCTCAACAATTTAAAAAGTTGATTATGAAGAATCCTACAGCATTTATTATAGAATCTCCTCACCCATCCCCTCTATCAGCGTATAGAGGATTTTTTGGAAGTAAACCTTTTTCTAAAATAAACAATCAATTATTAACTCTTAATAAAAAGCCTATACAATGGTAAGACTATCAAACATTAGAGATAATCACGAAAGGTTATCTAAAATTAAAGCCTTAATAGATACTACATCTAATATTAAGCGTACAGATTTAGAGCGTAAGTTTAAAGGAAGTTCATTTCTGTATACAGTATTAAAAGATAGTAATATCTTAATTAATACTCCAGATGGAGTAATCTGGAATGCTAAAATTCCTTTGACACATAAGTTAACTACTACAATTACTACTAAAGTCCATGAGATGAACTCTGCAGCTAGAGAAAAATGTAATAAGACTAAAATGTTAACAAATCCTAATGCTTCTACTATTAGTACTAAAATTAGAAATAGAAAGAGTCAGTATATTACTAAACCAACTAGTAAGAGAGTATCACTATTCTGGGGATTAATTTCCTGGGAGAAGTAAAACCTATAAATAGAGTTGCTAATGAATAATAATTTAATTTTAATCTAATAATATTTAAAAAGGAGAGGTCCTGTAGGTTATTACTACTTTACTATTATAAATATTTATTAGCACTCTATTTAACAGTTTTTTTACCTTCCTTTTTAGATTTTCTTGATAGGATTAACCTAAACTTAAATGTATGGATAAATTAACAAGAATGATATCAGTTACTATTTTAGCATCTTATTGGATTATTACTATGTATAAATATCAATTACTTGGTATAACACAGAGAAATACTCTTTTAATAGCCCTAGGAAGCTTACTTGCTACTGTGGTATACAAAGTATACAAAAAGGAAAATTCTGCTGAAGGAGAGGGTCTTAAATGACTCTCTTCAACAGCAGAATTAATTTTTTTTAGAGGCTCTTTAATTTCTCTCTAGCCACTCATATATTTCCATAATATCTTTATCAACTTGTGATAAAACAGGAACCAATTTAAATACCCTCTTTTTAAGTTTTAGTTCTCCTTTTCTATTTCCTACTTCATATCTCTCAAAAGGATCTTCATACAACTGTTGAGTTACTTTACCAACATTCTGTAACATTGATATAGAAGCTGCTGGTGAAGACATTATCTTTAAAGTCTCCATAGGGTTTAAGTAGAATGTACTCTCCCCATGTAATCTTCTAAACAAATAGGCATATCTATAGTAGTCCTCTTTATCCTCATCATCAGCATCTTTAGCTAATCCTGCTAATAGTTTAGTAGCTATTAATGTAAGTACTATGAAGGTAGCTTCCATGATAGTTTTTCTAATATTAGCCCTCTCAGCATCTGTAAGTTCATGCCAGTTATTAGAAACTATGTCTAATCTCATTTTTAAGAGGTCTTTTCTAAGAGAATAGACAAATCTTAAAGCTGTTGTATAATAACCTTCTACATCTTGTTGTAAGAACTCTGAATAGAATTTATCTTCAGCCTGTAAATCTTCTCTATTAATATTAAATGTACTAGCCCCTAACCATCTTCTCTGAACTCCTGTTACTAACCATTTTCTCAACATGAAGACAAATTTACCACCTACGTATCTTTGTAACATAGCTAGGTTAGTAGCATCATAGTTACCATGAATCTGTTTAGTTACCTCTTTTATTCTAGAAGATACTTGAGCTTCTACTTCTAGAGAAATAGT